CATATCACCGCCGCCACCGGTGATGGTTACTGAACCCTGCACATGACAAGCTGCAAGCCCTGAATCTTTAATGCGGAAATGCCCAATAACACCAGCCGCCGAAGCTGCAACAGTCCATGTGCCAGCCTTAACTTTAGATCCTGCTGATGCTGCTGCCATCCAATCACTAGGCAAGTTCATTTCAGCCAAAAGCGCACCGCTATCAGCTGCGGCGCAGTTGGCCGGCTTAACACCGCTCCAAAATTGAAGTTTAGGCGATACGCCTAGTGTTGCCTCAATCTGGTCTAGCTGGTTATTACGCAAGGTGGTTGAATATTGCATGCTTGGTTTTCCTTAAAATTGATGCATGGTTACGCGCAATGGCTTGGACCCGCCACCTTTTGCGTAACGCACGTTTTCTTTTGCAATTGCAGCGTCAAATACATTCTTGTAAATTGCGGCCTGCTGCAAGTTCGACCATGGCTGGCTCGCTTGCGTCATAAGAAATGATTTAGCGCCTGCGGCCACTTCCGAGTTATAGCGTTGATACAATTCATCTGGTAGCGTGATAGCGGCTTCTGCTGGCCTCGCCTTGATTGTCACCTGTAAGGTTTCAATTGCATTAGGCGTGCGGATGAGATGCAGCTTGCGGCCATTCAGAAAATAGAAATAAGGCGTGCCTGTTTCCGTATCTTCTTCGCTTCTAAGCGCGTCATACTGTGATGACGGATCAAGTTCACGGCCTTCACGGCGTACAGAAATAACATCATCTGGCTCAGTATCGTCCATCATTAAAGCGGTCAAGTCATAACTTGGCGTATCTACTGCCGTGTTAAGCTGGATCACTTCCTGCATGATTTTTGTACGCTTGCAAAACTCAATTCCTGAACGCAGGATTGCGTCCAAGATTTGTATTTCTGGACACATTGGCACTTCTGGCCGCACGTACTTAGCAAAATTTGCCAATGTTGCCATGGTTAACCGTTAGCCTTTGCAGCAGCCACGGCTTGAACAAGCCTTTCATTGCCAAACAAGTGAGCGCTTTTAATCTTCAACGCTTTGGCTTCAACCAGTAACGCATCGCGGTCAATCTCAACGCCTGCTGCTGGCTTTAATGTTTCAGCTGGCGCGATCACTTCTGCTGGCGCAGCTGGCGTTTCAGTTTTAACTTCGGCTGGCGCTGGCTCGGCAGGCTTCTTATCGGCTTTAGCTTCGTCTAAAAGCTTGTCGGCCTCAACAATAGTAGTAACCAATGTTTTAACTTCGGCTGGCTTTTCTGCTTTAGGCGCTTTGCCTTCTGCCTCGCGGTAGCCTTCTTTGATACTTAGAAAGCGCTCAATGTGCGCTTCATTAGTTACTTCGCACAAATGGCGAGGGTCTGTTACGGTAGCAGTAAAGTGATAGGTCATATCACCTATTTCAACTTTTGTGCCTAACTTACGTTTGATGATGGATTCAATTTTCATTTGAAAGCCTCGTGATAATTTGGGGTTAAGTGGTAGTTATGTGAGAAGAAGGGACACGGCAAGGCGGCGAACCGCCCTGCTATCTCCCCCACCCCCAACTTTTAAGCGGCCTTGTAAAGCAGTTCTACTTCAATGTCACCGCCTGCTGCTGTGCCTGCCGCGGTGTCAAACTTAATGCCTATTACACGATCAACGTCATCTACTGCCACGCCACTTAACGCGTCATAAGCTGCTTTGGATGCTGTGTGCAGCAATAAGCCGCCAGCTTGTGCCAGTGTTGAGTTTGCAACCAACTCTGTTTCAATTGCTGTTTCAGCGGCATTCAACAGGCCGAAGTCAAACGTTAATGCCGCTACGCCGCTGTCCAGGTCATCAGCGTTAATCACGTAGCCTACCGGCACGCAATCAGCTGGCAATACAACAAAGGTAACAATGTTGCCTGATGCCACCTGTGCTGCTGTTAACACTACCTTCGCCTTTGCAGACAAGACCTCTTGGGCTACAGGAATCGGGGCTGGCAGTTTGCCAGATCCGTACTGTGATTCAATTTTAGCCATGCTTTTACTCCTTAAAATTCGTTTTCAAAGTAACCGTTAGGCCGAATTAACGGCCTAGCCAGTTAATTAGGTTGGGTCAGCCACCGCGGTATCTAAGGCGATTACACCAAAGTCGCGTGATGTGCCATCAACGGTGAAGGCTGTTTTCTTCACACCGAAGATAGAACCAGTAGTGATTACCACCTGATTGCCACGATCTTCCATTTCCTCGTTCCAATCAAAGCGCAAACCGGTACCAGGAGAACCGAAAGCAACCACACCAGCCTGGCGGCCTAAGAACAATGCACGCGCTGCCGTTACGTTGTTACCTGCGCCATAGTCATTGAAGCGAATTACATTGCGGTGAGAATGCAGGATCACGTTGTTATACATGCCCAAACTGCCCTTGAATATCGGGTTTTTGCTGCCTTCTGCCGCCGCAGCTGCCTTCTGAATGTCAAGCCAGCCACCAGCACCAGCATCGCGGCGCAAGTCGTACTCTTGCCAAGGGTGCATTACGATAACGAAGTGTTCTTCACCATCAATCATCACCGGTTGAATTGATGGAACGCCACCAGTGCCGCCGCCCATTGTTGAAGCACGCGCAACTGTACGATCAATCAGCGCAAGATCAATCTTGTCATTTGCATCAATCGTAGCTTTGCTTGATGCATTACCGCCGTGCAGCAAGTGCTTGTCATCTGGCGCAACTAAAGCATTGTCTGCATAGCCGGTGAAGTCTGTATCTTCGATGAAGTCATCATTGATGCCACGAGAGCCTGACAGGTAAGTGAACAGCGTTTCATCAAACAAACGCGCCCACCACTCAGCCTGGCGAGTTTTGGCAATCTTACGAATGTCATGGATGGTGCGCTTGTTGCTCATTTTGCCGCCGCCGTTGACACCGCCGCGCAATTGGTCAATCAGAAGGCTATCAGTGTAGAACTTCAAGTCCTCTTCTTTACCGCGCAGCGTTTTGTCGCCGCGAATCGGCTTCATTTTGAGCTGCATTACCAGGTCATACGAAATTTTATCGCCAGCATCCTGCTCAAGATCGGTCAGGGTTTGGATTGGGGTCTGCGCATCTTCGCCTACGCCCATCATTTTTTTATTGAAATATGATGTACGGCTTACATCAAGTGCCAAAAGCGCCGAATACTTCTGTACGGCTTTTGGATCACCAACGCCAACTACTGATTTACCCATAGTGTTACTCCTCTAAAAGTTAAAATTCACTCCGAGGCACTCATGCGCGTCAGTTTCGTTACATTTTTGCTACTACCAGCGTATTAAACGCCCAATAATTGCATTTGCATTAAGGCTTATTCATTGTTAAACCGTTTTTAGCAATATCAGAAGCGCTGCTGCCTGCCTTATTTACAGACAAAACAACATCGCTTTCTGCTTTAATATCCAGCCTGGCAATCTGCCCAGATTTTTTAAGAATGGTGATTACAATCCTTCCGTTATCAAACGTGATCGAATCATTTACTTTTAAATCCTGCTTTATGGTTTTACTCAAAATAAGCCTTAAATGCTTTAATTAGTTAGGTTAAGCGATGCGATAACGCTCGACTTGTTCTGGGCTTAGCTTAGCCAGCGCACGTTCCAAGTCCATGCCGCTTAGCTGTTCCAAGTGCGCAAACTCACCGCCGTTTTCTTGCTCGGTATCAGCTGCAGGCAACGTGCTTAGTGTCTTTGGAATTTTGCTAAGGTCTGGCTGGCGGTTTTGTTTGGCATTGCCGGATGCAGCGCCAAAGCGCTCACGCACAATCTTGTCAGCTTCATTCAGAAAGAAATTGCCTTTCTGGTTTGCGTTTTTTGGGTCATTGGCCAAATCAATCACTGCGGCATTAAGTGCGGCCATCACAATTTTGTCTTTGTAGATAGCATTGCGCTTATCACCAAAGAATTGTTCCTGCTCCCACTCCCAGCGCTTAGCGTCAACATGCGCGTTCTGCATAGCGGCGTTTTCTGCGCTTGCCTGCTTGATACGCAATGTAGTTTCCTCATCGGAAATTTCATCTTTCTTGGCCTCGTATTGGTCGAGGTCAATATCGCCGTTATTCAATTGCTCGCGCAATTCAGCTTTGGCCAGCTTAATAGCAGACATACGCTTATCAAAGTCAGCTACAAACTCTGCAGTTTGCTTTGCCACAAATTCACTAGCAGCCCCTGGCTCTTCTGCGCCTGCACCATCTTCGCCGCCCTCACCATCGCCAGCATCGCCATCTGCGCCTTCGCCGCCAGCATCTTCACCGCCAGCGCCGTCATTGCCGAGATCCTCATCATCACCAGCAACCGCTCTTAAAGCGTCTGCGTCATCTGCGCCTGTGCCTGTGCCTGTGCCGTCATCTTCACTCAGCGCTGCAATCTCTTCTGGGGAAAGCCCGGCTAATGCTGCATCATCTTGTACTGCCATAATCATTACTCCTGTTCATTGGGTTGTGGTTGGTAAAACGGGTTACTATTTAATCGTCTGAATCACCGTCCGGCTCTTTGCTGTCTTTCTTGCCAGCAAGGCCAGATGCTTCAAGTGCGTCACACTGTTTTTTGGCGCATACGCGGGCAGCAGCAAAGCGTTTCGGGTCTTTCTTAATCTTCTCGGCCTCTACCAATGTGCGCATATCATCCTGCGCTTGCCATTCGCCCATGCTTGAATTTTCTGCAATCTGTACTTTTCCTGCTTTTAACTTAGCCATCTCTCACTCCATCATTTTCAATAGTTTCAATGCCCTGATTAACACCCTGCATCGCGCTTTGCACCGCTGAGCCGGTCATCGGGTCCACATCAAGAGATTGCACAGGGGCAACTTCTGCCGCCTGCTCTACCGCCTGCTGCTCTTGCTTGGTCGGCTTGAACCCTGCACCTTCCATAATCTTGTCTGCCACTGGTGCGGCATTAGGTGACATAGCAATCACTTGTCCGGCCTGCAATGCAGCGTACATGGCTTTAATGCGCTCCGTTAATGTCTGCGCGTCCAGCTTGTCAGTTTCAGAAACAAGCTTGGCCAGCTGGTTACGCATGGTTTCAATGCCCATCTGCTGCTGAATATCCTGCGCCTGCTGTGCAGCCTGTTTAGCAGCTGCGGCTTCTGGTGTCTGCTCTGCATCCGGGTCTGTCTGGCCATTCAATGAACGTATGCGATCCACCAACTGCTGCTTGTTAGGCAAGTCGGCCATTTCAATTACCAGGTCTAACAGGTTTAGCGCTACTTGCGGATTCATCTGTGCAAGGCGGCCAACAATATCAAACAGGCTTTCAAACATCGCTTGTCTTAGGCTGCTGCGGTAGTCCTGCTCACTTACTACAAAATCGGTTTGAAATTGCGTAATGTCATTGATGATGTTGCCGTTTTCATCTGGGGTGTTAATTTCTTCAAACTTCGGCTGGCCTTTATCGCCAGTAATGCGCACCACTTTCTGATCGGTATAGAACTGCTCCACGTTGGATAGCTCAATCTCGCCTACCAGCTGTACAGAAAGGCGTAGATTGTCAAAAATCTGTGTCGTTGATACGCTGCCCTGCTCCTGGCGCGCTGTGATCGCTACGCCGCTGTTAGCGTTAGTCTGGCGGCCTAAGTTTTCTGCGGTGATGCCGGAAACGTTCCGAATATGCTGCACGTTTCTGTCCATGAGCTTGAGTTGCTCTTCGGCCATCTGGATATTGCGATCAAATGAAAGGTCTGAGCCTTTCTTCTTGATAATCAGGAAATCCGGCCGCGCTGCTTCTTCACGGAGTTCGTCCCAATTCTCTACCGCATCATCGTCCGCAATAATGCCGTTAGCAGAAAGAATCCATAACGCCTTGGATTGGCGTTTGTTCAGGTCATCTTGTGGGTCGCGTAAACCACGAATCACGCCATAAGGCGCTTTGTCGCGTCTGCGGCGATAACACCATACCGGGACCAGAGGGAATCGATTGTGGTTGTAAGGTGATTCACTGTCAGCAACTAAGCCGCCATCACAGAAAATGGCGCAGCGCACTTGCATTTCAAGTTTGTCATACAGGCTAAATTGATTACGCAATGCATCAACGTGTTCAGGATTGCTGCTGTCAAAAATCTGGTTGTTAAATTCGCCGCCGCTGAATTTCTTACGCAGTACCGGCACTTTGTACCAGCACTCAGTCATTTTTACCCGCTCACGCGCATTTAAGCCTCGAGCGCTGCCGTCATAAGGCCGATACTTGCCATTGTTTGATATTGGTTGATAATCAAACCCGGCTTGCGTGACACGCGCACCTAAGTAGTAGTTATCTTCATCGTCCTGCTCGTTTTGATTTGAATTAACGCTTGATCGTATTTCATCGGCACGCTCCGGGAAGTAAGCCACGCCAATATCCAAATCAAGCCAGCGGTTACGGAAAATGTAACGTGCATCGCTAATATCCATTTCATTAGCATTGCTGTCATAGATAACATTGCGCCAATCTTCGTTGCGCGTATAAACAAGCTCTTCTGTTGGATCACCGCGAACACCAGATTCAATCCAGCCAACA